CTTGAGCTTCACTTGCTCTTTGCTGGTGCCGTCTTTCCAGATCGCGTGAGGGTTCTTGATGATCGTGCCTTCCTTGCCCAGCTTGAGCAGGTCGCGGTAGTGCGAGTAGGCGTCGCCCAGCGAGTGATAGACCCGAGTCTCGATCATCGCCACGTACTGCCCTTCGGTCATCTTCAGTCGGCGGTTGATGAACGACAGGCGCTTGATGTACGCCACTTCGTATTTGCCCTTAGTCACGACTGAGCTAAGGGGGATAGCGTCCCAGATCATGTAGATCGGGCGCTCGTTCGCCGCGAAGCTGCCGCCACTCAGAATGCTGTTGAGAATGCCGTTGCCAATCTCGCGTGGCAGAACCTTGCCGTCGCGCTGCACCAGCAGTTCGCCGTGGTATTGCATGCCGTCAGCCAAGCGCGTCTTGACCTCGTTCACCAGAAGTTCAAAAGCCTCCATCGGGAAGGGGGAACCCTGCCGACTGCGAATGCTGACGATGCCGCTTTCCTCGAAGTCGAGGTTGGCGAACATGCCGTCCGCTTTCTCTTGAGAGATCACGCCCAGCGTCCAGTCAAACTCGTTGAGCTTGGCGTCTTTGGGCAGGCTGCAACGCATGTAGGGAAAGTCGGGAATCAAGCCCTTCCACACCTTGTTGCAGGTGGACTCGCTGAATCCGGCGCGCATGTCTTTGGTGATGATGCGCCACAGCAGTTCTGCCGAAGACGCAGACAGCGCGGTCATTTCACCCTGGACAGCCTCGATCGCGGCATTGCCTGTCAGGGTGCGTTCGATCAGGTCGTCAAGAAGTTCCCAGGTGCCGTCGTCGAATTCGTGGCCGACGTTCGAACCGATGGTTTCGGGACGCTTGCGGATGCCGTAAGTCTTGAACGGGTTGTAGGCGTAGTTCAGGACGCGCTTGAGCAGTTCGTTGTCGCAGTTAGCCTCCAGCAAGGCGATCTTCTCGTTCTTGCTGGAGGTTGCCGCCACCTGCTCGATCAGGTTGTAGACGGCATCCGAACTCATTGCTTGTCCAGAGAAGTGCCGTTCACGGGCAGGGTTTCGGGATTCATCCAGCCAGGCTCGTCACCAGCCTTTTGATCCGCTTCGGCTTTCTGTTGCTCGACCTCGGTATAGACCTTGGCAAGCATGGCCTTCATCTTCTCCGCGCCGTCAGCCAGTTGCGTCTGCGCCTCGTCATGGCTGATGCCGTTCATGACGGCCACGGTGGCGACCGAGCCGGCCAGCGACACCATCAGCGCGGTGGCGACGATCGGGAAGGGAATGCCTTGCTGCGCCATGCCGTTGATCGTCGTGCGGAACTGGGTCAGCGCGTCGTTCATCTGGTAGTCGAACAGCTTCGCCATTTCGGCGTTCTGGGCTGCGGCTTGGTCTTGGTTCTGTTGTTCCATCTGGCTCTCCATTGGTGTGATTCAGTTCGACGCTTGTTCGGCCTTCTGACGGGCTTCGAGGCGCGAGTAGATTTCGTCGATGTACTCCTGCATGCCCAGCAGCGAGGCGGTCATCGCATCCTTCGCTTCGGCAGCAGTGCGACCGTTCTCGAACGAGGCAACGGCCAGCAGTTGCACGAACGAAGTCAGGTTGGCGGTGACGACGGCACCGATGGGCATCGTCTCCGACAGACCTTCTACAAAGGTGCCGAACTGCTTGATGCCGTCAGCGATGTAGGCGGACATCATCACGCCGAGTTCTGCGGAAGGTTGCGCCGCTTCTTGGTTGGTTTGTTGGTCACTCATGACTTACTCCTTATTGCGTCTTGTTGAGGTGGAGACGTGCCAACTCCAAAAGCGACATGCCTTTGGCTGAAGGCGCTACTGACTGAGCCGGAGCTTGCGGCTTCGGCTCTTCAGATTTCGGTGCGGCCTGCGTTTCGCGAATGGCCGCATTGATTGCTGCCGCATACCCATCATCTTCAATGCTTGATTTTACAGTTGACGATGCTGCGGGCTTTGCGGGTTGTGTACTTTTCTTGACGATGCCGCTATCGAGCGGGACTGTGGGCTTTGTGGGTGTCACTCGTGCAGAACGGAAGCTCTCGTTCTGCGTGGCGAAGTAGCGATCCATCTCCTCGCGGAGCAAATTGCGATCAACAAAGTACAGAGCTTTGCCTGCTTTTCGCTCTTCTGCCCGAAGCCCGAGTGCGGGGCAGTCGCCGCTACGGATGCCCTTGTCGCAATCTGCGTAAGACTTCAGTTCGCCATCACGTTCGAAGGCGGCGATCTTGTGCAGGCAGACGCAGTAGCCAGGCGAGTAACCCACGACACGGCACGAAACCGTGTAGGTGTTGATGCCGCCCATCGACTGTTCTGGCGGGTATTCGGGTTGACGGGCGAGAACCGCCTGCGTGATCTGGTCGTTCATGATGCTCCTACCATGTGCCCCAATCGGGGCGCTTTTCGAAAAACTGCTTCTGTGCCGCAACTTGATTCAGCACTGACATAAGTCTAAAGCGCGAATGCAGGACTTCGGTGCGATCCTGCGCAATCGCCATCAAGGTTCCCTGCACCTGTCTGATCATGTGCAGGCGAATGTCTTCCTGCAACTTCGGCGACAGCCGCTGAAAGACCTCTTGATAGCTCACCAGCTACCCCACTCTTCGCCGCGCTCCGGTTCAGGGGCCGGCTCCTCGACCACAATATCGTCTCGATCGGAGTCATCCGCAACAATCTCATCGTCTCGAAGGCAGAGATTGCTTGTGATAATGTTGGCGTGGTCGCTGCGATAGTGAACGCCCAAGCGTCGCTTCATCTCCGTCGCGTCCAGATCATCAGTCGCCAGTCCGTGAAAGCCTGACGTTGACTTTGCCAATGCGTAGCCTCGCCCTTCTTTTGAGCGAATAATCTTGTCCGCTTCTTGCTGCGCCTTGCGCAAGGTTGGATAGCTGTCGATCTTGACTTCGCCACTCTTGCCCATTGGCCCCCATCGCTTGACGACAACGAAACGCTTTTCATCAAGGTTGTGGAATTGAATTACTTCATAGAACTTAGTCCCACCTTCATGGGCCAAGTATCGTGGTTCAATATGGATTGACATTCGTACCTCAGATAAATAGAACTGACAAAATCATAGTTTTCACATAGCGGGCTTACCAGACTGGCTCGCAATTACGCCTGATGCTTCAGTTTGAGCTTGGCGGCGGTCGCGGGTGAAATCGGTTCGGCCTTCCAGTAGGCGTTGCGAACCACGCTGGCGGGAACTTCGTTCGGGTCTTTGTCTTTGGGCAGAATGGCAACCCTAGCGACCAGGCCGATCTTGCGGACTTCCAGTGCGGCATCCACAGCGTCACGGATTGCTCGGTTTTCGCCGTCCCACATAAACGTGACGATCTTCAGCCCCTGCTCTTTCAGCTTCATCAGCTTGGCAAGCTGACTGTCTTCATCTCCGCTCGACAGGTGTTTGCCGAACGAGCCGACAGGCACCACTTCGCGGAGGTCGGAGTCTTCGTCGAATGCGATCTTTGTCGCCGCAACGTCGAACACGCCCTCGCAGATCACAATCGACTCAGCGCCAATTGCGTTCTGGCCGTTGAACAGGAATGCGCCTGTCGATGCGTAGCCAGGAGGGAACAGGTACTTCTTGTCAGCCGTACCCGTAATGTCCCGACCTTGGAAGCTCACAAGCTCGCCCTGCATGTCGAAGATCGGAATGATGATGCGGCTCGAATAGTCTTGGAACCGCCGTTGCCCCTCATCCTCATACGCGAAGCCTCCCCGCAGGCAGAAGCGCAGATGGAAGTATTTGGCGATCGCTGCATTGATGCCGCGATTGTCCAGATACTTGATGTTGCGACCGTTGTGAGGCAGTTCGATGGACTCAGGGAGCTTGAGTTCGCCGGTCATCTTCACTGGGGCCGTATCTCGCCGAGCGGGACGCCAGCCCTGCTCTGCTGCAACGTGCTTGACATGCTCCACTACATCACGAGTGGATACGCTTCCGAGCGATGCGCGAATGAAGCTCCAGCGGTTGAACTTCTTCTCGCAGTCGCCCGAGAAACAGTTGCCAAGTCCCGTCTCGGCGTTCAGGTAGACCTTCCAGTTGGAATTGCCGCAGCAGGGACACTCTTTGATGTTGAGTTGCAAGCCACGCGAGCCGCGAGTGCGCTTGTAATCGACGCCCTGGCGATCAAGCCAGGCTTCCATGTCGATCTGCTCAAGGGCTTCTTGAAGCTCCTCGTTGCGGCTCATTACTCGATCCTCAGAATCGACTCCATGAACTTCATCTTGGCCAAGTCTTGCTTGATGAAGATCGTGAATCCGGATTCCTGGTTACGCGATGCCGCGAAGTAGAGACGAGCCTCGCCCTTTGAACGCTCCTCGTCGGTGACGTTGATGGAGATCATCAGGTCAACGGTACGCACCTTGTTGAAGTCTTCAGCCACATGCTCCGCTTTCGCGACAGTGGACTTGTAGCCCTCGCGGTTCGTCTGTGTGGCCGTCAGCATCGCCACGTCTTCTTCGAACGCGATAGCTCGGAGATCGACGTAGACGCTCTTGGAGTTCTCGATGGGGTCGTTGTAGCGGAAGTTCGGTGCCATGATGTCGGCGTAGTCCACCACGACCAGATCAAACTTCTGACCCGTAGCCGAATACCGCTTGAGCAGTCGGCGCAGCATGTTCGGCGTGAACGTGCCGCTGGGGTACTCATGAATCTTCAGCTTGCCAGCTTTCGCACCCAGCGCGGCAATCTTCGACTCCACGTCATGAATGTGCTTCTCAAGCTCCTTGATCATCGTGTCCGACATGGAAGCGTCGAGACGCTGCGCGATGATGTCGGCAGACACTTCGAGAGTGACGTACAGGACGTTGAAGCCCTTCAGTGACGCCGCTTTCGCGAAGCCAATAAGGGCTGTGGTCTTACCGGACTTCGCACCGCCCATAATGGATACGAGTTCGCGGCGACCCCAACCCTTGTGGAACAGAATCTCGTCCATCTTCAGGTTGCCGGTCGTGATGCCGCGAGGCGGCTTCATGCCTGAAGCTGCGTCGATACGGTTGGCAGTACGATCCTTGATCTTGTCGAAGTAGTCGTAAGCCGTACCATCCTCGTTGATGCCGATCTGGATGGCGGCCTTGATCTCCTCCTCGATCTTGTCGAACTTCTTCTTTTCAATCAGATCGACGGACTTGAGAACGGCCAGGCTGACCGCTTGGTGCCGAGCGAACTCGACAACCTTGTCCTCGACGTATTCGCGATCGCCAGGGCCAACATCGCGCACCCGCTTGAATGCTTCGGCGACGAGCTTTGCCGAGTCCTTGCGGATGATGCCGGCCGTGATCTCGTCTTTGATCTTCTGAAACAGAACGGGGCCGCCTGGGGCCTCGCCGTACCGCTTGAAGTGGTTGAGCGCCAGGTTGACAAGACTGGCTTCACCAATCTCCTCAAAGAACTCTGGCTTGAGAACATGCGACGTGCGCCGCATGAACTCCGTGTCGCTCACGGCAAGGGCCGCGATGCGAGTTTGGAACTGGTCGTCAAATGGAAACTTAGCCGTGTCTTCCGATTCCGATGCTGCGACGACGGCATGAGAGCCGCCCTCGAAGGAGGCTCCAACCATCGCTGCAACAGAGTCTTCGGCGGCCGTCAGTGCTGCGTCCGCCATACGGTTCAGTCAGCGCCCTTGCCAGGCGTGTAGAACAGGGTGATCGAGTGCTTGAAGATGACGTACACCTGATACGCGCCGTCACCCTTCTCTTCTTCCTTGCTGACCTTGAGAGAGATCGTGTACTTGTCGGAATGCTTGATGGTGCCAGTCAGGGAACTGCCGTCATTCATCTCCACGATGACGGTTGCGCCCGATGCCTCCAGAGCCTTCAGAAATGCTTCATGCCCTTTGGGTTGCGCGGCTTTCGGAGCGCGCTTGGGAGCGTGCTGTGCGCCGTCGGCGTGGCTGGAAGGGAAACGGGGGCGATCGCTTGGGAACATACTGTTCTCTCCTTGTTGTTGAAAGTGAAACTTGAACCGTGATTATAGTCAGCGATGACTTAATCTCATGCGCTTAAAGACACCGCCTCTTCGACGACCCGTTCGCCGAACTCCGTGAGCGCCGTCTCGATGCGGATTGCATCCTCCACATACAGCGCCGAGTTCAGCCCGTAGCGCGGCTGGGGACGTTGTTTGATGGCCTGGACGATGAACTGCTCGTAGGCGATCTGATCAGCGTGGCCGATGAAGCTGCGGACCTTGTACCGATCGTCCTTGCAGAACTGGATTCGGGCCGCGCACTCTTCCTCCCAGGCAAGCATGATGTCAGACACCATGTCGGGGTTGCTTGCAAGCTGGCTTGGGCGCGGCGGCTGTCTCCAGCCGTTCTCGATGCACCAGTCCATCGCCTTGCGCAGATAGAAGTCGTAGCGGATACCCAGCTTGTCGATCGACTGGCGCAGTCGCCAGAACGACAAGGCTTCTTTCGTCTGCATGAAATCCATACCCTTGAAGCCCTTGTGATACAGGCCCATTTGGGAGTCCTTCATGATCGCAATCGCATTGCCGTAGGCTTTCGCGTAGCAGCTTGCGAGGAAGTACGTGGCCTTTGTGGGGTGCATGCGGCGGTAGTCGAACCACTTCGTCCGCATCAACTCGGCCTCTTTCTTCAGAAGAGTGGCCGGCACATGCTGAATCGCCAGCACTTCAGCATGCAGGAAGGTAAGGTCGTGCCCGTAGAAATACCCGAGCCATTGAGCCGGCTCGGGTGTCTTGTTGTCTTGCTTCATCCAATACAGTTCAGTCGTCACTGACTGATTGTAGTGTGGATCTCGCTAGATCATGCGGATCGCACCGACCCCACTGTCGGCTGTTCAATGACTGGTTCGTCATAGGCGGCAACGATCTCGGCAGCAAGACCAGAGCGCACCACATCGCCTTTGTTGAACTTGACGTGCTTGACAGCGGGAATGAACGACAGGCGCTTGATGGCGTCTTCCAGACCCGAGTGGCCAGGAATGTCTTTCTGACTCATGTCGCCGTTGACAATCACTTTGCAGTTCTGGCCAATCCGCGTCAGGAACATCTTCATCTGCAATGGCGAAGTGTTCTGCGCCTCGTCGAGAATCACGTAGGCGTTCTTGAAGGTTCGACCGCGCATGTAGGCAAGTGGCGCAGCTTCAATGCGGCCCATCTTGATCAGGTATTCAACGAAGGATTTGCCCAGGCGTTCGTTGAGAACGTCACGGAAGGGCTGGAGGAAGGGGTCGAACTTTTCTTCGAGTTCGCCTGGCAGGAAGCCGAGAGATTCGCCAGCTTCGACGGCCGGTCGGGTGATGATGATCTTGTCGATGATGCCTTCGGTCAGGGCCTGCGCGGCAAGTGCGCCGCAAATCCAAGTCTTGCCGGTGCCCGCTGGGCCTGTTGCGAACGTGAGTTCAAAGGTCTTGATGGCGGTGATGTATCGCTTCTGGGATTCATTGAGTGCCGTGATTGGCGCTCGATCGACCTTTTCAGTTCGTCGCGGCGCATCAAACACCGCATCTTGTTCCGCTGCTTCGGTCGCCCGCCCTGCTCTTTTGCGTTTTGTTTGCGCAGGTTGGGGTTTTTGTCGTGCCATCTAATGTGCCCCTTAAGTTACAACGCCACCACTATACATCAGTAAGTGGTGACGTACCATATAAGGGTTACACAGTGATGGTCTTCGGCACTGCCGTGTCGATCTCCGATGGGTTGCGGTAGTAGAACTTGCCGCCAGAGACAGCGAAGTCCGTAACGCTCACGTAGTCGAAATTGGTCGCCTTCGTTTCCGTATCCACGTTGACCATGACGAAGCCGTTGTGCCAGCGCTCGCCCTCGCAGTAGCTTGCGCTGCGCTTGTGCCCCGCGCCGAGCTGATGCCACTCGTATGCGCCGTAGATGGGGTTGAACTCCGACCAAACTTGATGACGGTGATGATGGCCGTTCACGCCTGGCAGACCCATGTTCCTTGCGTGAGGGAAGTGATGGATCAGAACGGTATCGAAGTAGATTTTGTAGTTGGACGCCAACTCGCGTTCGAAGTCCCGCTTGGTGAACGCCGCAAGGTCAGCTTTGGCGATGTAGTTGATCTCGTAGCGATCCAGGCCGAGCAGCTTCGAGATCGTGAACCCGTGCAGATCGGACAGAACGGCTCGCAGCGCCGGCGTGGCATCTGCAAGCTGGCGCAACATGCGGGCCTCGTGGTTGCCCTCGATGAAGTCGATCTGGGTGTTGGGGCAAGCCTCGCGCAGCGGCTGAAGGATTTGTTCGTGGGCGAACTTGATGCGGCCCACCACGTTCCACTCACGCGGATCGACGCTGTACTTGCCGAACTCGGGAAGGTCGAAGATGTCGCCGGCCAGGACGATCACGTCAGGCTGGGTGCGCTTGGCCGTGTCGATCAGCACCCGCAGGTAGAACAGGTCGATCTCCACGTCATGAAGATCGGAGCAGATCAGCATGGTCTTGAACCGATTGCCGTTCTCGCGGACGTACTTGTCGGCCCAGTCTTGGCGCTCGATGTTGATTCGGCGGTAGTGGTCAACGGAAGCATGCTTGGCGATGGCCCGCTCGTGAGCATGTTGCTGGCGCGACAGCTTGATGCCGGCCTGGCGCTTGAACTCTTCGAAGGTGCCGAAGTAGCGGTTCCAGGTGGATTCCGAAATTGAACTGTGGTTGCGGAAGTAGTTGCGGGTGACAACTTTCTCCGGGTCGATCTCGGCGATCCGGCGAAGCTCGTTCATACAGTCTTCGGCAGTCCAATGCTCCATGAACTTCGAACTGTCTTCCGACATCGGGTTGTCGTTGACGTTCGCCCGCATGATCAGCTTCGGTGCTGTTGGGTCACTCTTCGCAAGATTCCGAAGCATGCCCGCCTTGTTGCGAACGGTTTTGATCGAAATGCCAAGCGCTTCAGCTACATCGGCCATTGATGGGTACGTCTCATGGTCGTTGTAGACCTTGATGAACTCGGACATTTCCGCTGACATGGTTCTCCTTTGCTGCGACCACTGGGGCCGGTTTTCGAATTGTAGTCAGTTGTGACTTATGCGTTCGGGAATGCTTTCCCCGCTCGGAAGTCTGCAAGTGACAGGCCGCCGGTGTACTGAAAGTGAGCCAACTCAGGAAACGACTTCCAACGCTTCGCCCATTCAAGACCGCATGATTCCCCGATGGCTCCTACACGATCCCACAGCTTGCCGTCTTCGCCGGTAGTGCCCCATACAGGCTTGCCATTCACCAGGGGAACCACATCGACCGCGACACGGAAGTTGTGGAAGGAGTAGCCAGGTTTGGCGTTGGTCACGATCTTGCCTGGCGACGTGCGACCCTGCGCATACAGAGCCGCTTGCGACTCCATGTCGCGGTAGGTGCTTGTCAGCAGAAGGTCGATGCCCTGCTTGTGACAGGCGTCTACAAACGCCTGAACCTTCTTCGCGGCGACCGGATGCAAGTCCGCGATGTTGCGACTGTTGATCATTTCTGGCGAACCTCGTTGTAGGCATCAATGCAGGCGTTCAGTTGCCTGATTGCTGCGTCTCCTTCTTGGGCGATGGCGACAAGATCGTCAGCAGCCTTTGGGTCAAGTTCGGCTCGCGCTTCAATCCGATCTCCGGGGGCAGCGGCGGCGCTTTCGGCGGAACATACGTTGACGACAGGGACTGACAGCCGCTGAGTGCCAGCGCGAAGATCACGGCGCAGCTTGTTGATTTGAACTTCTGCATCTTTGTTTGCCCTCTCCAGTTGATAGGCCATGTCGTTGATCTTGGCTGCGTCAGCCTGTTCACGATCTCTGGCCTGTGCATTCAGCTTGCCAACTTCACTCTGGTGTTCGAGTGTCGCCAGCGCGTAACCCTTGTGATGCCCTGCCCAGAATGTCAGCAGCAGCGCGAGAACAACGCCAAGCAGCAGATAAGGGTTGGGGAGCTTCATTTCGCTTTGGCCGTCTTTTTCGCGGGTGCTTTCTTTGCAGCCGGCCTCTTCACAGGTGCTTTCTTGGCCGGCGGCGCTTGAACTTCAGGCGCGACAGCTTGCAGTTTGGATTTGGCATAGCCCTCCCACAGATAGCCGCCAGCGACCAATGCAAAGCCCAGGTCTTTCAGCGCCCACCACGGCAGATTCGTACTGATGGCCTGCCCTTCAATGAAGAAGCGAACGCAAAGCGCGGCTTGAGCCAGAAGTCCGAATGTCATGACAATGAAGCCGGCCTTGTGATAGGCCGGAAACATCTGAGTCTTCTCGTGGAACAGCGCTCCGACGATGACGGCCAGGGCGATC